TTCAGCCAGCCTGTTGGCGGTGTGGCTGAAGGCCATGGAACAGGCACACCAACAGGTAATGCAGAGCCTTCTCCCAAACCAAGGTTTTCGAGAGCCGTTTGCACAGTGCCATCCGATTTGATATCGCCAAACGGATTCTTGCGGCTTAACAGCAGCGCGCGAAGTGCGGTAAGTAACTGGTCGTGCCGCCCCTTCTCCAGGCTGGCACCGGATGCCTCCACCACGCTGCAAAGTTCCTCCTGCAACATGTCAAAGTAGTCATCATCCAGATCGGTGGCAGGCGTGCCGGTCTGGGGGTTACCACGGGTAAAACCGTTCTTACCCGCGCCGAACTTATCCTTCTGCGCGGTTTTCGTGTCTATACGATGCATGGATTACTCCGGATATTTAAAAATTACGTAGGTTTGCGACGGGCAGAGTTTGTTAAGCACACACTCGACAACGGTGTCACCCCAGATACGCAGTGCGGAATCACAGGGATCGCCACATGTCATCCAGGTGGAGTTGGTGGTGGCTGGCATGTTGACCTGCCAGTAATACCGCCATTCCGGCGCATTCACCGCGTCAGTACAGGCCGATGAGCAGGTGAAAGTGCTTTTGTCGTATCGCGTGATGGTGGCATCTGGTCTGCCCAGGGCAGCAAGCTGTGCAAGATAAAAATCCTCGTTGATGCCGCCCGCCAGGTTAACCTTCGCATCCAGCCGTTGCTGACGCTGGCGAAGGGTCTGCGTTCCCGCCGGAATACATTCATCCGGCAGACCGCACAGACGCTCCCAGCGGTTTATCAGTTCAGTGGTGGTGCGAGGATCCAGCTCCCGCATCAGGGCATCCGCACGCTGATGAACACGGGTTAATGACGGTGCCGCACCGGCAATCGCCGGATCGCTGGCTGACCACGCCGGACCGGGCGGCAACAGTGCCGATAACAGGCGGATGTAATCATCGTTTGTCACGTCCATGAAATCGTCCCCAGTACCGCCAGTTCGTTTTTCGCAATGGAGATATTGTCCACCGGTGCAAGCAACTGATGGCTGTATTCCCCGTTCGCACCGGAAATCGCCTCACTGATACGCGATACCTTGAGTTCTCCCTGCGGATAACCATCACGCAGCAGGAACGAACGCAACTCCGCGGTAATGGCAGCCCGTATTTCCGGTGTGTCCGGCGTCACGCGGATATGAAAATCCACTTTATGCGCCACCGGCCTGAATACATACAAATCAGAGCCTGCCACCGGGGCCAGTGGCTCAATGTGTTGTCTTGCCGCCGTTTCCGTTGATTCTTCCGGAATGGGATTAATCAGGTCACTGCTGGCAATCATCACACCGACAGTTCCCGTTCCCATCCAGTGACGGTATGTCCATGCGCGGGTAATGCCGGGCACTTCTTTAGCCCAGACAACATAGTCCCCGTCAGCCCCGCCCTGAGGCGTCCAGTAATACCGCTCAATGACGCGGGCGCGCCACGTTTCCAGATCTTCAGTATCGAATCCGCCAGTCAGGGTATCTGCAACACCGGAAGACGGCAGACCATTCACCGGCGTGACCAGGATTAATGCCGTACCGTCGTCAGCGTTACCGACCGCGCCTGCACTTGAGCAGGCGATCGGCACGCGCAGGACACCACCGGAGCTGGTTGCATCAGCAGTTGCCGTGTACTGAACCAGGTCATCGCGCTGAATCACGCTCCCGGCGGTCACCTTCAGGCCATCGCTGACACCTTCCCAGCGCATATACCCGCTGGCAGCCGTGGCCCCCTTGCGCGGACACCGTTTCATCGCAGCATGTCGCGCCAGCCAGGACTCATCGCACAGGTCAGGCAGCATGTTCATTGCCAGATAATCGATGTAACCGTAAACCGTATGCAGCGCCGCCGCATACACCTTTGCCCGCACGTCTTCATCCATGCGCCGGAGCGTGTCGCTGACGTCCAGCCTGGCGAATAAATCGTTACGGAGCATACTGATATTTTCTGCCAGCGTCGGGCGCTGAAATTCACTGTCCGCCATGCGTTATCGCACTCCACAGATCATCAAAAGAAATCATTACCGGTCCGTCACGACGCCAGAGGGTGATACTGTTACCCAGCTCATTAATCCCGGTGCGGCGGATATCCAGATCAATACGGGACACCACGCCGTCATCAATCATCCATTGCAGGCATTCGCGGATATACCCCCTTACTGTCTGCACCAGCTGATTGGTCAGTTTGCTGCGCTGAAGCAGCCACAGTCGTGAGCCGTAACGGTCATTCTGTACCGCAGGCCAGGTATCCCCCCACCATCCCATCGGGACGTCGGCGTTGTCATCAGGCTCCGCCCGCCGCCAGGTAAACAGGGAAATCACCACGGCGCGGGTCAGCGGATCCAGCGGTGCGCTGGCGCAGGTGCGTTTACCGTTCACCGTCAGCCACAGTTCCATCATGCCTCCATCGCTTTATCCGGTTTGTCGGTGTTACTGCCCTGACCGTTCTCTCTGTGACGATGCCCGTTATAGGCAAGCCGCATCGCTGACATGGTAGTGCCGCTGGAGTCGCACAGGTCTTTCACCTGTCCTGTCACTTCCAGGTCCATTTCAAAACGTGCTTTAGGTGAATTGCGAAACGTGATCGTTTTACCTGCACCGTCCACCACGATCCCCTCCCGGGTCAGCGTCACAGACTGCCCCTGATCGTCATAGACAGCCACCTCACCCGTCTGCAACCCTTTCAGGCGGTAGCGCCGGTCCGACACCGTAACAACCACCGCATGAGAACGGTCGCCATCCGGAAACAACACCACCGCTTCCGCGCCGCTGTTTGCCCTTGCGGTAAAACCGTAGGGTTCAAGATGTTCAACCCCGGCTTTGGGTTCACCGGCAATCAGGGACACATCCACGGTCTGACATTTCGTGGCGGCACTGATGCTTTTCACCACTGCCCGCGCAATCAGGCCGAGAAGTTGTCGCTGCATGGCTTCAATCGTCCTCATCAGAACGGGTCCTCCTGTACTCTGGCTTTTTTCTTTTTCCGCGCGCCGGGGGCTTCGGGTTCAGGCAGATAAGCATCAGGCGGGCCGACACGGATTTCCGTCAGGGTGCCGTTCTGGTCCTGAGTAAACGTGACTTCCGAGACAAGCAGTTCGGTATTGTCGAAACCACAGACTGGATCGAAGACAATCACCCGCTGGTTGGGCTGCCACAGCGTACCGTTACCCTGTCGCCAGCCCTGCACCACATAGGTGGTTTCATCCGTCCGCGCCGCCCGTTGTCGGGCTTCAAAGTCAGCACGCGCAATACAGCCTGCCCCCGTGGCCTGCCCTGTCTGCCTGATATACATCGGACGGTAACGGGCAATAAATGCGTCCTCTGTGCGGGCCCGCAGCGCGGTGGTGGTGACCTCACCGAAATCATCGTCGTTTCCGGCACGCTGCCCCGCCACCTGGTAAACAGAAAACCGCTCCCGGATACTCTTCTCCGTATCACAGGAAAGGATGTTTTCCCCAAGTACCAGCGCGGTATGTGCCCGCGTTGAGCCAATACCGCCAATCACCAGCCTGCCGTGCGGATCGTCGTAAGCCAGCGCCTGCTGCTGACCGAGTATTTTGTTGATAACCTCAATCACCGTTTCACCGTGATCAGGCTGAACATCAGGAATAACACCCGACGGCGCACCGCTGTTCACCACCTCAATGCCGAAAGGCGCAGCAAGCGCCTGCGCAATCTGCACCAGCGAGCGTCCGTTAAACTGTGTCGGTTCGGCTGCACAGTCAATCAGGTCAGCCGTCAGACTACGTCCGGCAATACCGGTGCTGACCGAACGGGAGTCGCCTCCACCCAGCCGGTGATCACCAGCTCATCACCAATCAGCACTTCCACTTTTGAACCGTTTTTAATGCGCGGCTGAAGCGTGGTGATACCCTCATCTCCCGGCCACTGGCGAGTGATCTCCACACTGAAATCCCGCGCCAGCCGTTCAATACCGGCACCGATGCGCACCGATGTCCAGCCATTCCACTCCCGGCCATTTACCCGTAGCGTGACATTGTCGTTCATTGCACTGGCACCTTCAGAGGGATCACCGGCACAAAGCCGGGATGCGTAATGGCATTACGCCGGATAATGTCCGCGTCACGCGCCGCGTTATCAAACCAGGTCGCCGCCAGCACCAGCGCGGGTAAAACCTCATCCGGCGTGCGCTGAATGATCCGTGCAGACTGTTCAAGGCGCGTGTTGATATCCGCATTCAGATCTGCTTTCACCCGGCGCAGCGCCAGAAACAGCGCATCACTGGTTGTACGGGACAACTCCTTATCAATTGCCGTATTCAGTGTGTCGCGAATGTCGGTCAGTTCTTCCCACGTTGGCAGGTCAACCGTGTTTTTCACCGCCGGTGCATTGTTCAGTGCCGGATGCGTGACAGAAGGCCAGCCGGTGCTCTGCGCGGGTGTTGTTGACTGCCCTACTGTGGCATTCTGCATCACCGCGGAAGTTGTGGGCGCAGGCAATCGTGTGACGGCATACGCCGCTTCGCTGATTGCGGTCGTACGAAGGGTGCTGGCAACCACGTTACGCTGCTGCGTCGCCGTGGCGGTAGTTTTACTGTCCGTTTTCCAGACGCCGCGCGGTTGCAGATCGCTGCCGAGGCTGACACCGGAAAGCGTTTTGATCATGGTGACCAGGTCGCTGGCGTTACCATAAAGGCGTTTCCCGGTACGCCACATTTTCTGCACCTGCTCAACGAAATTTTTGCCTGACGATGGTGGCGGCAGAAGTACCGAGATATCCCCCTGCAACAGCCTGGCGGCATCCGATACGGCAGAATCCACCACTTTCATCGCATCAGAAACATACCCAAGCATTGTGCTGGCATTACCGACGACGTCGTTCTGCACAAAATCTGCCACGCCATCGATACTGAAACCACTGAAGCTGTCACTGATGCAGTCATCCAGTGCAGAACAGGATGACATCAGCGTCTGCGCCGTCGCCGCACCTGAAGTGGGGTAAGAGAGTTCTCCCGCTTCGACAAACTTCAGGTCAAAGCGGACAATACGCCCTTCACTCTTCGATGTGCTGACCCGAACTTCCCCGTCAACACAGACTTTCAGCTCACCGTAAGTCGGATGGACAAGCGTGCCGGGACCGGGTTTATTCAGCGCGTCAATCAGGCGATCGCGCTGGTCAAAGCAGTCATCTCCCACCACATAAGCTGTGATGGACGGGCGGAAAGTGATTTTCCCCAGGTCTTCGGTATAGGGTTTGTCGCGGTTCGGGTATTCGTGCGTTTCCACACGACGACCGGTTCCCGCACTTTCTTCTTCAACCTTAAACGGCACACCGCGAAATGACGCGTCCTGAAGTCTGTCTTTCCACGTCATATAAACTCCGTACATAAAAAATCCCACCGGAGTGGGACTCATTAACAGATTAATTTTTCATTACCTGCCAAAGCGCGTATAGCCAACATCATGGCTGACATCAAAACCGCTGGATCGCGTTTCCATAACCCGCATACCCGGAGGCGAATTCACAAAAGAGACCTTGATCTCACCATCAACTTTTGGCGCAGAAGCTTTGTTAATCATGAAGGGATTCGGGCCTGTGGCACCGGAGGCGTTGTTTGACTGAGCCGGATCTACCGCCTGATAAGGTGTGTATCCCCGTGCCGGTATTCCCGTCCCATAAGCATCATAAGCACCCGCGCCCCACTGCGCAGAGTTAATGGCATCGACCGTGTCACCGGAACTGTCGGTAAACCACTCAATAATTGGCTTCAGTTTGTCCCACATATCCTGAAACCACTTAACAACCGGTCCCCAGTTATTGATTACCATCCCCAGCGGCGACCAGGCAAAAACCTTCTTCAGAAGTTCCCAGCCAGCCTCAAAATAAGGACCAATGGTTTCCCAGAGCTTCTTGAAATAAGGTCCGACAACATCCCAGTTAGTGATAATTAATCCCGCAGCCAGGGCTATCGCCGTCGCAATCATTCCAATCGGCGTCATCGACATGATCCTGCTGACAATACTGATGGCACCGCCAACGCCCATCAATCCCAGTTTCAGAATCGCAAGACCGGCAGCAAGCCCGACGACGCCGCGAATAACCCGGGGATTTTCATCCGCAAACTTCGTGAATTTTTCCCCTAACTCCCCCAGCCATTGCGTGATATTTTTGGCGTCACCAGAAAATGCGCCGCCAATAGCCGCAAGGCCGTTAGTTGCGGTCCCCGTCATTGCCTCCCACAGGTTGGACAGCGTACCAAGCTGGGCCTGAACACGTTTATTCAGGCTGGCCTGTTTATTCATCTTCTGCTGGATCTGATCGTAGCCATCCTTTCCTTTATCGATTAGTGCATTGACCACCTGAAGGGTTTCGGCATCATCACCAAATATTGCCTTAAGTACACCTGTTCGCTTAACGTCGGTCAGTTTTCGCAGCTTTGCCAGTTGCCTGAACATGTTATCAAGACCGCCAAAACTTCCTTTGCCGTCAGTAAAATCGAGCTGTACCCCGAGTTTCTGGCGGGCCATGATTTTATTGACGTCCCTGATTTTCTTAACGCTTAATCCGGACTGGATAACTTTTCGCAGGGCGTTACCTGCCGACTCCCCGTTCATCCCCATCTGATCCATCATGACGCTGATGGGGGCAAGGCTCTGTGCAGCCTGAAGACCGTCCTTGTTCACCATCTTCAGAACAGAGCTGGTTTTAGTGAAGAAGGACAACATGTTGGTATCGTCAACACCCAGATAAAACGCCTTCTGGATAGTGTCGAACAGCCCCATCATGTCTTCTGACGCCGTTCCGGTAGCATCCTGCATCTTTGCAGCAAACTCAGCAGCCGCTTCCGGTGTTTTTTTCAGTTGTACCGCAAGATAAGCTGTCGCTTTACCCACACCGCCAAGAATGTTTTCTGCCGGGATCCCCTGACGCACCAGCATCTGCATCATGTTCTGGAAATCAGCCGTTGTACCGGGTAGCTGGTTACCCAGGCCAATAGCCAGTTTATTGATGTCCTGAAAGCTCTTTCCAACCTCGCCGTTCGCATCCATCATGGCGACTTTCAGCCCGGTGGCGGCGTTTTCCTGATCGGCATAAGATTTCAGGGAAAGCGTCAGACCCGCTGCCAGTCCGCCACCAAGCGCCAGCCCACCCTGTGACGCTTCTTCCGCCTGGCGTTTAAATCCCCGGATTTTCTTTTGCATTTTCGACAGCGCGGGAGAAAGCCTGTCGACACCGGTGATCAACGCCTTAAGCTCAAATTCCGCCATGTGTGCGTTTCTCCTGCTCTATCCTGTTTGCCTGACTGACCAGCAAGGGAATTTCACTGATCGGCATATTCAGCAATTCGAAAGGATTAATGCGCCAGTAGCTGGCGCAGTCAAAGAAGCGATCAGTGAGGTATTCAGCCGTCAGGCCTGGAGGAAAAAACCAGCCACAAGCCACGCCGCTGCATTCAGGTCTGCCGGAGACATCTGGTCGACAGAGCTTTGCGGCACTTTCGCCAGCCGCACAATGTATTTCGACACCACATGCGCCAGAAGTCTGACTGACTCATCCTGATTCATCTGGTAGGGATACCCCAGCTCGCGGACATCCTTCCCGGTGGGTTCATCAAACTCCAGTACGGAGAGTGTCTCGCCATGAGCAGTAATCGGTTTCTTTAACTCAAGCTCTTTCATTACTGGTAATCCCCTTCTTCACCGTGGAACTCAAGATCAACCGTGCCTTCTTCGGCATTATGGTTCGCTTCGCCGTGCAGCCAGGCAGACGACAGTACATAGACCTGACCGTTCGCCAGCTCGGCAGTGATGGTCATCTCATCAGACGAGGTGATTTTGCTTACCGGAAAATTCTTCGGCACCTTGAAGGTCCCTTTGACATAAGGCGCACGGTGAGTTTCCTTGCGGTCCACTGAACCGTCCAGGCCGATGATGTCATCGTTAACCGTTTTGTTCATGGGCACCTCAATGCCGCCGGTCAGCGATAGCTGCTGACCGTCAATTTTGAAATAACAGGTTCCCCCGATACGGGCCATTATGCAGACTCCTCTGAATACTGAAGACGGAACTGATTAACCACGGCAAAGACACGCAGCTGGTTAACATAGTCAGGCGGGAACAGCGTGTTCAGGCGGTTCGGATCGCTGGCATCACGCTCCACAACCAGGTACTGCTTAAACAGTTCGTAGTTTTCCACGATCCCCGCACGCTCAAGCTGACGGTAGGTTGCCAGCAGTTCCCCTTTGATCACCGCCGGGGTGACAATCGCCTGACCGGGACCAAAGCGGGTACCGTCACTGGCAAGCTTGTGACGCCCGTACTTACTGGTAATGACGGATTTCAGTTTGCGCAGTACATACGCGCTGGTATGCAGCGTCTCACTGTCGAGGTAACTGTTATCCGCAACCCCGTAAGCGTTTTTCCTGTACGTGGTGACATCACGCTGAATGCGTAGTACCCCGCTTTCGACATACGCCGTTGCCACGCCATGAGACAGCAGGGTCTGTTGTTCGGTCATCGTGAACCGTTTCCCCTTCGGCGCAGGCAGCATACCCACCAGCTCACCGGTCTGCGTGGGACGTGCCGGATCGTTGCGGATAAACACCGCTGCGCGGGCGGTACGGCTTGCCGCCAGCTCGTCGGCAGGCGTCTGGGTCTCTTTTTCGTACCCCGCCAGGGTAATGTGCTGCTGGTTAAACTGGTCACCTGCGGTCACCAGTTCTGACAGCGTGCCGATCTTTGCCGTATACACATGACCATACAGCTGACGCGCATAGCTCCAGCGACCGCTGGTATCGTTCATCTCGGTCACCAGCGTGTTAACGGAGGCCGTGTCGTTGAACGGCAGGCCGATATAATCAAACGGCTCATCCGCCATTGCAGCCACCGCGCCGGTGAGAACCGGAGCACCCGTTCCGGCGGTACCCGTCGCCACGGCAATCTGTACGCCCGCTGGCAGCACTTCGCCCCCACCAAAGCCGTAGTAATTGAGGCTGACAGGAATTTCATTCCCACAAAGCCCCTTATGACGCGCGGTCAGTGTGACCACGCCTGCCAAAGATGAAGCCGTAAACGGCAGGGTCGGAACGGCATTGATGGCATCCTGGATACTGCTGGCAATCATCGTGACGTTATCGCCGTTAGTCACCGGTGCCTGCACGCGGGTACGTCCTACATACACATTCACCGTGCCGGTTTCGGTTGCCGCCCCGGTCACCGTCAGCGTAACTGTTGCCGCCGCACCTGTGGATTCAGGAACGGCAATCACATACAGCTCGCCAAACGGGTCAGTCTGGCGATAAGCCTCGACCATACGCGCCAGCTGACTTCCCGCACCACAAATCTGGCGTGCATAGTCTGCCGACGACATCAGTACCAGACTGTTGGCAACAATCTCTGCACCGTTATTGGCATGACCAATCAGCAGCGATGCTCCGCTGTCCTGTGCAGTATTCGCCGCCTGGTTATCCATTTCCGCATAAAACAACGGAACCAGCGTATTCGACGGAATGGTGTTAAAGCTTATCGTCATCGGTGTTCACCTTTTTATTCACGCGCCGGATATCACCCGCTGCTTCACGGCGCAGCCAGTAGTTGTTCTCGTCAACATTTCGCCCTTCGGCGGGCAAAAGGTCGCCGCGGGCAGGGTCAGGCACTGACCGCCCTTTAACAGGTTTGACAAACATGAGGATCCTCAGGAAGGAAGGGTTATTTCGGTGTGATGTTCGATATCGCCGTCAGGCCCGTTACCGGGCTCGAGATAATCAACATCAATCGCCAGCGTTTGCAGTTCATCCAGACTGTTCAGATCATCCTGCTGGCGGGTATCGTCTTCAGTCAGCTCGCTGATGACCGAAAAATCGAACTGATAAATCAGCTCATGACGATTCAGATCCAGCAGCGTGCCGCCGTCATAGGTAATCGGGTTACCGCACGCTTCCGGGTTCCAGCCCAGCAAGGCCTTAAAGAGCATCTGCCGGACATCGTCCACCACATCATACGAAGCAAACTGACCGAGCTCATCACGCCCGTTACTCAGTATGACAACCACGGAGAAGCCCTCTTTCAGCTCCTGCCAGTAGTCGGTCTGGCTTTTGTTTTCTCCCGGAGAGTCATCACCCGGTACCACATACGCCGCCGGGAGTCTCAGCTTTCCGACCTCCGGCAGATTTTTGAACTGTGCCGCGCCTGCCACCCGGTTTTCAAAATACGGGCAGCGGGCACGCAGCGCAGCAATAACAGGCGTCAGTTTCATCTGCGTCGTCGCTCAGGCTTCAGTGATTTACGTAATTCTCGCGCCAGAAAATAGCGTGTCCAGCTGCGGTTCTTTTCAAGCGTTTCCACCATAAAGTTATTACGTGGAGCCAGCCGCCAGCCGCTGCCACCGGATGCACCACGATGATGACTACGACGACGTTTTGCTCCTCCCCGGACACCAAAAAACAGAAACGCCGGATAGAAGTCACCAGAGATCATCCGGTTCCCCTTCCCGTTGCGCTGGTTAGGGGCAATGCGTGTCATAAAACCGGCTCGCTTTTTACTGGCTCTCGGCACCATGTAACCAATCGAACGAGCCAGGCGTCCGGTCTGATAACCGGGGTTTTCACCCGGTGCCGACCGCGCACGGCGCATCACCAGCCGACGGGCATCACGCATATGACGCTGCCCAATCGTGACAAACGCCCGCCGGACACGGGCGCGGTTAAAGCGCATCTCGGCGGGCTGCTGAACATCAACGTGAAAAAAGGGAGTCGCCATTGCTGCCTCCGTGACTCTGCGTAAATTCGCCCAGTTCCGTACACTCCAGCAGCAGAAAGCGCCGCGCCCCGTTCAGATCGCGCTGACGTTTCACCCGGTACACACTGTCATCACAGACCACCTCATAATCAGCAGTGATCCCGCGGCGGTAGCGAATGGTGATGTAATGGGTGATGGCGTCCCCGGTCTGCGCGGTTTCCTGCCAGGTGGTGGCACTGGTCTGGATAACCTTCGCCCATGCCCGGAACGCAACCGGGTATTGAGGCTCCACGCCAAAGTTATCCGCGGGCATATCCACCCGCTGGCGGATCAGGACGCGTTTATTCAGTTCGCCGGGGTCCGGCAGTATGTAGGTTGCGCTGGTCTGCGCCTGACGAATTTTCATAGTGGTATAAGGCGATAAGGAGCAACCAACCAGTTAAAACTCATTGGCAACTCCATTTTCTCAACGTCTGTAACCGTTGAGCGGTTTTCGTAGAAATGGCTGACAAGTAGCAGAAGTGCCAGCTTCACATCATCAGATATCACAAGCCCATCAGGATCATCCGCAGGCCTGTCATCTGCGGTTGCATACAACTTACGGTTAAGGAAGTTTTCCGTACGACTCTGAGCGGCCTTACCAAGCAGTTCAAGCAACTCATCTTCATCAGAGAAATCATCATCCAGACGGAGCTGAAGCTTAATCTCTTCCATTTTTAACAGCATAAAACCTCCTGTGCCCGCCAGAACGCGGGCACAAAAAAACCGCATTACGCGGCGTGCTGTATTACGTAAAAAGACTAATCAACCACCAACGCTACCTTTCCCCACCAGCGCTTTAATGGCAGAGGTGTCTTCCAGGATACAGTCAAAACGATGGAAGGCCAGAAAACCGGTCTGATCATATTCCGCGTAACGCTCAACCAGACGTTTAAGAATCATGTATCGCACACGACGGATAATGAAGCGATCAAAGTCACCACAGAACATGAATTTTTTACCCGCCCCGATATCATCAATTTCCTGATCAATGACATACGGTACATTCAACACTGAAGCAGGTGCCACACCAACAATATCCGGCAACCATAAAGGGCGTCCCTGACCGTCTTCCATCTCACTGATCAGTTTCAGCGTATTATCGTTAAACGCCAGGCGGAATTTCGGTCCGCGACGATATGCAGGATCAATGCTGTGTTTCAGAGCCAGAATTTCCTGCCACTTCACCGTATTTGCCGCGGCAGTCTGTGTTGTGCCGGTCACAGATGCGACCAGCCCTTTGGGTTGTTTAGGCGTACCAGCACCAGTTCCCTGAATCAGATAACGGGCTTCACCACGACCAATACGTTCAGCAATGCGACGGGCAAGATAAGCTTCCATATCGATCGCACTGTCCTGCAGCAACTCATTAGACACACGAATTATTTTCGATGTCATTTTGAGCGCCCCAAGGCTTCCCATACCGAAATCGGTGTCTTCTTCACCGGCTTCTTCATTTTCGCCCAGCAGAACACCAACTTCGGAAGTACCATCAGCTGTTGCCCACTCCATAGTGCGACCGTCAGAAGTGGTAAGAATCTGCGCCACACTGGCGATGCCACCGTAGGATTTCATCTTCTCAACAACTTTCGCCAGGAATGTTTCTGGTACGGTATATCCGCCCTTTTCATCCTGAGCTACGCCCTGGGCACGAAGTTCACGCAACGCCTTTCGTTCTTCTGATGTCAGCTCACTGGCACCGTGACGCATCCACTTATCAAAAACCTGAGCTCGTTTCTCATCCTGTTGTGGATTGTTTTCCGGATCAAGATTCTGACGCTGCTCTTCCTCATTGCTTTCAATGTACGCCTGATCCTGACGACGCAGTTCTTCTTCGCGTGCAATTCGTTCATCAAGCGCTTCCAGTTCGGATTTTGCTTTGTTCCACTCAGTGCGCTGCTCTTCCGTCCATGCGTTATCACCAATTTTTTCATTCAGGGCGCGCATGTCAGTTGCGATAGTATTACGTTTCTGTTTCAGTTCATGCAGTTTCATGATGTTTCCTTTACGCGTTAAGAAGGGTCAGGACGCGTTCACGCGCCATACGTTGATTAATGGCTTTCTGTAGCGCGCCGCTGTTGCGCGCCTCCTGCCATGCTTTCATGGAGCGAACAGCCGAGTCAGCCTCCTGATAGGCAGGATATGTCACAGGACTGACATCCAGCAGACGGGAAAAGCGGGTTATCTCGCGAATAACAACCCCGTCCTCATCCTGATACCACTCCTCGCCGTCACGGGCGACACGGAAAGCAAAAGATGACTGGTTAATATCTCCACGTTGCATCGGGGCCAGCACCAGATCACGAATGGTCTGTGTCTCCGGAGCCTGGATGTCATAGCGCAATCCGCGCTCATCAACTGAAAGATTCAGCGTGCCTGCTGCACTACGCCCAAGAATAAAATTAGGATCGTGGTTAAACAGTGCGCGTACATCATCACCAAGCACATCGTCAAAAGCGCCGGGCCGGATGATTTCGCGGAATGAACCAAATATCAGCTCAGAACGACAGTCAAACACCGATCCATAACCGATAATGTGCGCAGGGTTATCGTCATGCCGCTCAGCACGCACCTCACCGCTGTAACAACGGATTTCACGGTCATTCATTGGTTTTTCCCTCATCATTTTTTGGGGGCTTAAAATCTCCTGCCGGGTTAGCAGCATTCACGCTTACCAGCATCTCATCCAGCCCTTCAACCGGATTCATATCCTCGAATGCGCGGGCTTCATTACGGCTCATCCATCCATCGGTAATAGCGAAGTGATAGAATTGCGCGCGCTCCTGCGGAGTTCCGCGTAAAAGCCCCGTCAGATTGAACCTAACGTAATACCCGGCGGCTAACTCAGCGCGGGTAAACAAGCGACGGTTAAGCTCCTGCTCCCAGTTCGTTACCCACGGCATCATCGTGTAGCGGACAAACTGAATCGCCTGCGCAGAAATATTGGAGAATGTAACCAGGTGAATCATTTGATACCAACGAGGGTTTTAGTGAAAGGAGGTGAAATCACCTGTAAGATACTGAAATAAAACAGGTGATGTCTGGATGAGCGCTTAAAGTCTATTTGATACCGATTGTGCAATAATTAATCGTTTATTCTAAAATCGGCAAAACTTTTGATACTGCGATCTCAACTTTTTAAAGCGTTTAAAACTTCATTAAATCTATATGGCAACTAACATACGGGCCAGCCTCGCCAAACTAACCCGCTTTAGATTCTACCGGATTTGATTGCCTACTTGTCTCGGTTTTTTCCAAAATCTCTCTGACGCAATCGTCTGGCATATCTACAATCATCAACGCAGCCAGGCGCTTCCTGCCTTCTAGTTGTAATAAATCCTGGTTTTCTTTATCCAGCAGTGTCAGAACCGTCTCTACACCTTTGCGAGCAAGGAGATTGGTTAACTGTTCTCGTTCGTCTTTCGTAAGGAATGAAAGCATCTGTGTAAGTTGATCTCCCTTATCACCAGAACAACCAAAATTACCACAAATACCAACATCGTTTGGTGATTCACCCTTGCCCTCTTTAAGCCACTCAAGACTAACTCCTTCACTTTCAGAAATTCGTATAAGGATACTTTCTCTGGGGGCTGGTTGTGTTTGTCCTCCCTTGAAATAGCTGTTTAATGTGTTGATATTGATTCCCCACGCTCTGGCAGCTGCACTTCTTGAAGGGTAGCGCTTTGTAAGCATTCCAATACGTTCAATAACAGGTTCTTTTCCCTGCGACATAAAGATACCTCTTGGTGCTTTTCTAAGGAAAGGTTTCTTTCTATTTATCCAATTGAAAAATAAGGATAAAAGCAAAAATTAGCCAAAATACCAAAAATACCTTGATTTGGTATTTTTGGTGATGCATTATTTACCCGTGCAGATATCCGCACGAATATCCGCGCGGGTAACTTTTTAGAATAGAGGAAGTATGAGTAGAAGAGAAGTTTCAGATCACGATTGGCCGCCTGAAATCATCAAGGCGCGCTTACACATGGCTGGCTTATCACTGCGCTCTTTATCTTTAAAGGCTGGTTACAGCAGGGATTCGCTGAAAAGCGTATTACGTACTCCTTGCCGACCGTATCAGCAAATAATTGCTGATGCTCTTGGGGTATCGCCTGAAGAAATCTGGCCCAGTAGATACCAGGTTAAGAGCTATATGAGAAAGGCGTCATGATATGTATGTCATTGCAAAAGAACTGATTGGCGCGCCCGGAATGCCTGCTACAACAAAAGGTATTCGCCAGGCATTACAACGTTACGTACAAGGGAAAAGCTGTTGTTCCCGTCGTCGCTCAGGCTCTAAAGCAACTGAATACAGCATCGACTGTTTACCTGAAGTGACGCAGCAGGCATTACGTGAACGTTATGCCCTGCAACTGATGACGCAAAAAGCCGATGAATCACCGGCTCCGGTGGTGACAAAGGCCAGACGCTCATCTGACGTGGTTGATGCGGTGGAGGCATATCGCGGATCACCACAACTGATGGTCGAACGCCTCAATGCCCTGACTGAAAACCAGCGCCAGGTGGCTGATGCACGAATCGCGATCGTCAGCGAAGTGATGAAAGTCGCGCAACAACCCGGTTTCAGCTGCGCGAAGGCTATCCGGTTTATCGTTGACAACCTGGCACGTTCACAGCTGGACGAGCGCATTGTGGCAATGGTTGAGACGGCGAACGCCAAAAAGGGAAACAGCCGTGCGTTGAGTGAAATCACGCTGAAGCGATGGATTGCGGCCTTTAACAAGGCACAGAACGCCGCTGAACGCCTGCTTTTACTGGCACCGGGTAAACGCCAGGAAATAAAAGCCGAAGATATTAACTGGCTGCCCGAATTTCTGGCGCAGTATCGCCAGTCAAACGGCCGACCAATGA